GTTCTGCCCCGCGTTCGGCCCGAGCGGCTGGTAGGCCCAGGTATTGCCCAGGAACGTGCTCTCGAGCTCGCTCGAGATGAAGTCGGCGACGACGAGCTGGTTGGCCGCGCCGGCGAGCGCGGTGGTGGCGGTCTGAATGGTGAAGCCCGCCGCGTCGGCCAGTCGGCGGCGGTACTGGCCCAGCGTGGGAAACGTGGCCAGGGCTGGCGTCGGCGCGCCCGCGATGGGATCGAGAATGATGGGCATGGCTCTGCTTGCTTGTTAGGGCCCCGTTTCTTCGAATTGTCCGCCGGCACCCGGCCACTGGACGAGTGGATAGGTGCCGGACGTGCGGAAGGTGCCGGTCGCCGGGTCCCACATGACCTGCAGCAGCGCCGGCACGGCACTGCTCAGGCTCAGGCTCTGGCCGATGGACGCCGAGACGGTGAGCGCATGCGGCGGACTCGAGCGCGCCAGGGTGAGTGACGGCGACGTCACCACCGTGGCCGAGCCGGTGAACGGGTGCCCGTGGCCAGTGGTGAGCGTCGTCACGCTGGGGCTCTGTGCCTGGCTGACGGTGCGGAACAGGAGGATCTGCTGGCGGTACGTGGCCTGCTGTGCCTGGGTCACCGTCCGAGACAGCACCGCCCGCCGCTGCACGCGCGGTGCCTGCGCCTGAGCGACCGTGACGGTCAGGTAGTAGATGACCGGCGGCGGCGGGACTTGCAGGACCAGCACCCAGTCATGCGCGCCGTCGCTATGCGCCGTGGGCGGGATGGTGTACGGCGCGGGCGCCGCGGACGTGGTGCCCGTCGTCGGGTCGAACCACGTGCCGTTGGGCGTACCCGCCATCCCGCTGGTGTTGACCGTCCAGGCGCGCACCGTGGGCACGTAGATCAGCGCCAGTTTCTTGTCGGCCGTGATGGCCGCGGTCGCGAAGTTGTTGGTCAGCGGATCGACGTAGCCGTTGGTGGTGTCGTGGGTGCCGGCCCCGGCGGTGATGAGCGTGCCCGCGGTGTCAGGAAGCAGGTTCTGCCAGCCCGTCAGCGCGTGCATGAACGGGCCGATTTTGGCCATCGACTGCGCGCCCGGACTGTTGAGTCCGCTCGTGGGGTCCGTCTGCCAGCCCGTGAAGAATGACCAGGTCGTGTGCTGGCCGTAGAAGTGCCCGCAGCCGCCATAGGTGATCGCCCACCACGCCGTGCGGCGCAGCGTTTCGGCGTTCGCGTTCGCGGCGTAGCCCTTGTTGTTTTCGCCTTCGTAGTTGCCCTCGCCGAAGAACACCGGCTGCGGCGCACCGGCCCCAGTGTGCGCGTAGCCGCGCTCGACTGGCGTGTACGAGGTGCCGTACGAGTAGCCGAGCACGGTCTGGTGGATGGTGTCCCAGTAGGTGTCGTCCCACGAGTTGCCGTTGTCCAGAAACCAGGTGGTGACCAGATGCGTGTCGCCCGCGTTGCGGATGCCCGTGAGCACCGCGTTGTACTTGGGGTCGCGCGTCCACTGCGTGTAGTCGTTGCCAAAGGACCACACGATGTTGGGGCGCGCCGCGTAGCGGGTGCCGATGAACGTGCCGAAGCTCTGGCACTGAGCCAGCGTCATGCCGTCGATGGTGCCGCCGTAGGAGATGTTTTCGCAGGGGCTCGCCCAGACGGTGATGCCTTTCTGAGCGGCCAGGTCAAACATGGTGTCGACGCGCGCCCAGTAGGCGGCGTTGGTTCCGCTCAGGGTGGCCATGTTGGAAAACGGCGGATTGGTCGGGTCCGTGACGTTCGCACTGTTGGAGTTGAGCTGGAACCAGATCCCGTCGTTCGCCATGAGGTGGATCTGGCAGGAGTTGACCCCGCGCGAGGCGACGTCGGCGAAGTAGGTGGCCATGTCCGTGGTGCCGAGCTGCGAGCACATTAACTGTGGCGAGCTGCCCTGAATGAAGTACGGCTGCGCGTACTGGTCGAGCAGATAGCGGCCACTGGTGGACACGCTGGCGATGAAGGGGTGGCCGACGGTGACCGTCGCCAGGCTCAGCGATTGGGCCTGTGTTGCCGACGTGAGGGTCAGGGTGTAGCGGTGGGCAACGACGAACGCGCGCGTCGGCGTCTGGGTCTGGGTGGCACTGACCGTGACGTGAAAGAAGGTGCCGAGCGCCAGCGAGTACGGCGCGCCGTGGACGGTCGCGCTGCCGGTGAGGTGGTAGGTCTGCGGCGCGATGATCGGGACGCGGGTGAGCGCGGCTGCCTGCGCCTGGCTGGCGCTGGTGGTGGTGAGGTGGTAGGTGATGAGCGGGACGCGAACGACCGAGGGCGACTGCGCCTGGCTGACGCTGCCGCTCAGGGGGTAGGTGACGTTGCTGGCGACGAGTTTGTAGACGACGCAACCGCAGCCCCACTCGACGGCGCCCGTGCCCGTGGCCGTGGCGGTCTGGGTCGCCAGCGTGCTGCCCGAGTCGAGCTTGTCGAACAGCAGGCCCTGGTACTGGTTGCCGTCGTTGATGTGGCTGACGCGCAGCACGCAGCCGGTGGTACTGCCGTTGATACCGCCCATCGCGACGGCCGTGCCCTCACCCAGGTCGCCGTAGGCGCCGATGACGAGCTCGTCGGCCAGCGTGTTGGCGGCCGTCGCGCCCGATGAGGCGGTGGCCGTGGTGCCGCTGGCCGCCTGTGCGACATCCCCACCTGGATCGCTCGCCAGCAGGCCGGTGTAGGCGGCGGCCGAGAAGCCGCCGTACGCCGCCGGTGACGAGCTGACGCTGACCTGGGTGGTCCCGCCGACGGTGACCGTGTGGCTGGCGATGACGAAGCGCGCGTGGTCACCACTGGGCAGCGTGTAGTTGACCGACGCGTCGATCGTGTAGGCGCCGGTGTTGCGGTTGTCGGTGAAACCGATAGTCGGCGTGAGGCTGGCCGCGGCAAACACGGCCGTGACGATGATGCGGTCGCCAACCACGATGGTGGCTGGCGTGCCGCCGCCCAGCGTCTGGGTGTTGGCGGTGATGAGGTTCAGCGATCCGGACGTGACGCCGGAGCCGGTGCGAAAGCCCGCCGCCATCTTCTTTTAGGCTTTTAGGTGAAGGTGATCTTTGCGGTGAACTGGATCGAGTCGCCGTTGTTCAGCGCCTGGCTGAAACCGTCGAAGTAGGCGTACAGCACGCCACCCGATGGCGGCGAGCCCGAGCCCACGGCATCGAAGATGCCCACCTCGGTAATGGTCTTGCTGGCCGTGGCGGTGATCGTCGCCACGACCTGGTGGGTGTCATTGGTCACGGCCGGGCTGGTCGAGGTGACCTGACTGCTGGTGCCGCTCACGCGCGCCTCGGACGCTGGCGTGATCAGGTTGGTGGTGCCGGCGACACCACCCGTGCCAGTGCCCCAGCCCATGTAGTGCGGCTCGGCCTGGCTCGGCGTCGCGCCGAACATACGGCCACTGATGACGGCTTTGCCAACGCTGGGAACGAGTGTGCTCACGGCTGCATCTCCTGGGGTGGGATAATCTCGCCGAGATCCTCGACCCGGCGCTGCGGACAATCGAGCGGACACGCTGCGTGCTCAGGACAGGCGCGGATCACACGCGCGTTCAGGCTGATGATGACGGGAATGCTGGACTCGGTCATGGCGGTGGAGGTCCTGTCGGGTCGATCTGACCCATGATGTGCTGGACGTAGGTGCGCAGGGCGCTGTCGACGCCGGCGGTCCCACCACCATCGCCGCCGCTGGCAGAGTCGGTGGTCACCGTCACACGCACCGTGTCATAGCCGCCGCACGAGACCACCACGTCGAGCTCGCGTTCCATGTCGAGCCAGAAGTCGATCGCGCCGTCGTCGCCGGTCGGCATCGGATTCGGCAGCGTGGCCGTGCTGCTCGCGTCAGCCCAGATCGTACCCACGATCGGCGACGTGGTGCCGACGTCGTACAGGTTGACCGTCGCCCCTGGCGGCACGCCGAGGCCACCGTTGGGATACCGCAGCATGACCGTGTCGCGGAACTGGGCGCGCAGGGGCCCACCGCCGCCGCCAAACGTGGCGCCGGGAAGGCCAAACGCGCCGCCGCCCATGTTGTCCCAGAATGTCGTCATGACGTCACGCTCCTACGCCACATAGATGTCCACCGTCGCGCTGGCCGAAGCGGTCAGGTACACATTGGTTCCATCGGCCGCCTGGCTTTCCCAGACAGTCTGGTTGCTCCGCGGCTTGATCAAGACTTTGTTGGGCGTGTAGCTCAGCCCGTGAGCGACCGTGGTCTGGGTTCCGCCGATGGTCTTGGACGCGAGTTTGTGCAGACCGCCGACCACCTGAGTCTGCGAGACCTGGCCGTCCGTCGCGGTCTGGTTCGGAATGAAGGTGGTGTAGATGTTCGGGCCGACAATGATCTTGTCGAGCTGGCCGGCACCAGGGTTGATGTAGATATCCGCGTCGGTCGAGACGTTGGCGGCGTTGGTCACGTTGCCCGAGCAGATGTTCTGGGCAATGGTGCCGGTGTCGGCACCCGCGACGTAGATGCCGGAGCCCGAGCAGTTGGTCACCTGGTTGCCGATGATCGAGAACCGCTGGCTGGCGACGCCATTGAGGATCTGAATACCCATCTGGCGCGCGACGACTGATCCACCGGAGCCGGTGATCAGGTTGTTGCTGTAGATGTTGCTGGTGTTCGGGGTTGGACTGGAGTTGTCCTGAATCCCGAAGGTAAATCCCAACGGTCCGGTGATGACGTTCCCCGAGTGGATGCAGCCGGTCGTCCCGCTGAACACGTCGATGCCGACGTTGGTGACGTTGTTGAGCGCGTTGCCGATGATGACGCTGTTGGTACTGCCGGCGTTCTGCACACCCACGTTGCAGTTGTCCACCATGTTGCCGGTGATCGTGCAGTTGGAGCCATGCACGAGGTTGAGTGCCACGCCCGGCGAAGGGACCGCCACGACCGAGTTGGCGCTGACAACAATCTCGCTGATGAGCCCACCGCTGGGCGGGTTGGCGAGCACCGTGATGCCGTCCCCCTTGCAGTTGTGAACGCTGTTGTTGCTGACCATGCCGCGCTGGGTTACCTGGCCGTTAGCGGCGATGTAGATGCCGATGCCGGTCAGGCTGTCACCGGCGATGCCCGAGGTCGCCACGTTGTTGCGGGTGACGAAGAAGTCGTACGTGCCGGCCGGACCGCCGCCGATGTCGCCGACCACGATGCCATGGGTGGCCGAGTTGGTGACCCGGTTGTCGATGACGTGTGCGCCGCTGGTGTTGGTGACGAGGATGGCCATCTCCTTGGCGTTGTCGAAGCCGCAGCGCTGGATCGTCACGTTACTGGCGCCGTCCACCCGGATCAGCGAGGCGTTGGCCGCCTTGCCGCTCTGCAAACCATCGAAGCCGAGGTCCTCGATGACGACGCCGTTCTGGTTGATGGTCATCAGGTTGATCGCGGTCCCGGCCGGCTGCCGCAGTTTGGTCTGCCCCTCGCCGCAGCCGCGCCAGATCACGTTCGCGGCTGGCCGCAAGTTGACGCTGCACTGGTAGGTGCCCGGCGGAAATAGCAGCACCCCCCCGCCGCCAGCGGCCAGCGCGGCGTTCGCACTCGCGATTGCCGTCGAGTCGTCGGTGGTGCCGTTGCCGGTCGCGCCAAGCATCTTGACGTTGAGCGTGGCGGTGTCGGAGGTGGACGCGCCGGGGGTCGGCAGGAACGTGTCGTACAGGTTCTGGTAGACCTGAATCTTCTGCATCTGGCCGGCTGCCAGGTTGAAATACAGGTCGGCATCCGATGTGGAGTTGGCCGGGTTGGTGACGTTGCCCTTGCACAGATTCTGGGTAATGAGCCCGGTATCCGCCTGGAGGACGTAGATCCCGGAACCGGAGCAGGCCGTGATCTGGTTGTCGGTGATCGTGAACATCTCGCCCGAATAGCCATTGTTGATGAGGATGCCCACCTGACGACTGACGACTGAGCCGGCGGCTCCCGTGATGCGGTTGCCGCTGTAGATGTTGCCCTTGTTGGGCGCCGGGTTGGAGTTGTCGTGGATGGCGAAGATGAAACTGCCGGTGATCGTGTTGCCGACGTGGGTGCCGTTGGTGGTGCCGCCGGACACGGAGATGCCGTAAACCGCATTGTGGATCGCATTGCCGGTCACCGTGTTGCCGGTCCCGCCGGCATCCTCGATGCCGATCTCGGTGCCGTAGATCACGTTGCCGACCGCCGTGCAGTCGTTGCAGAAGCCCAGCGAGACGCCCATCACGTCCGGACCGATCGTGAGCTGCTCGAGGTAGTTGTCGTTGACGCCGACGTTCTGCACAACGCCGCTGTTTGCCAGGAAGGCGAACAGCTCGATGCCGATGCCCAGACAATTCCTGACGACGTTCTCGTTGACCACGCCGCCCTGGGTGGGGTCGTACGTAGACAGTATGCTCACGCCTTTGCCGCTGAGCCCGTTGGTCGTACCGCCGGGGGTGCCGCAGTTGTAGATGCGATTCCCATGAACGGTGAAATCGGTCATGCCCGAGGTCCCGCCGGCCAGGTCGCCGATGAGGATGCCGTGGATGGCCGCCAGGTTGACCCGGTTGTACGAGATGTTGACCTCGCGGCTGCCGGAGGCGATGACCGCGTACTCCTTGGCGTTGTCGAGCCGGCAATACTCGATGCAGACCGAGGTCGCGCCCGTGACGCGGATGAGTGAGGCGTTACTCTGCCTGACGGTCTGCTGGCCGTCGAAGCCCAGATTACGGACCGCGCAGTCGTTGCCAGTGATCCGCAGCAGGTCGTTGTTGACGTTCAGCCCCTGCACCAGGCGCGCCTTGCGGTTGCCCGTGCCGCGGATGTTGACGTTCGACGGCTGGGTCAGCGGGCCGTTGCAGTTGTAGATACCGGGGATGAGCACCTCGCCGCCGCCAGCCGCCGAGCAGGCATTGATGGCTGCCTGGATCGTGGCGGTGTCGTCGGCGGTCCCCAGTGGGCCGTACGCGCGGACGTTGAACACCTGCCCACCCTTGTCGACCACCGACATGCCGCCCAGCAGTGAGGCCTGGACCGCATTGGTTGCGTCGGCGAGCTGGTTGTGCAGGTTCGGATGGGTGTCCTGTTCGAGCGTCCCATTCGCAACGTTATTGATGATGTGGTCGGGCCCGCCGGGGAAATTGCTGGGCATCGCTAGGCGTTGCCGGAGATGGCCACGTTCGCCATCAAGCGCGCGTGGCCGGTGCTCGAGATCGAGGCGATCTGGATGGTGATGCGGTCGCCGGGACGGACGCCGGACGAGCCTGGATCAGGCAGCGAGTTCGCGAACTCACCGGTGGACGTGGCCGCCAGCGTGGGCTTGCCAGCCGTGTTGACGGCCCAGATCGACGTGCCGTTGAGCAGCACGTCACCGACGGTATTGCCGCCGCCAGTGCCAGCCGTCACGGCCAAAAACTTGATACCGGTAATCCTTCCGAAGGACACGCACACGCATTCGGTCAGCACCAGGGCCGCGCTGACGGCGGCACTCGAGTAGCCCTGAAAACTGTCGGCGACATTTTTGGCCTGGATTCGGGTACCGGGCATCGGGGGTAAAGCCTCCTGCTCTGTCGTTCAGCGGCGCCGGGCTACCGGGCCTGGCACGGGTTCGGGTTCGGGCATGGGGTCGGGCGCCGGTTCGCCATTCGGCACTTCGTCACCCTCGTCGTCGGGTTCGGGACCTGGGTCGGGTCGACGCGGACCGGCGTAGCCGAGCGCCTGCAGTGTGGCGGCAACAGCCGCGGCGATGGCGTGGGCATCGGTACCGCCCGAGACCACGCCGGTCTGGCGCAGCCCGCTGACGATGGCCTCACCCAGTTGCTGCTGCTGACGGCGGTCGTTGTGCATCACGTCCTGGTGCTGTTTGAGCGCCGTGACCGTGCCAAAGTCGTCACGCCCGCAGAACTCGCATGCGTCTGGTACCTCGAACTCGAGACCCGCGAGCTGCGGGAACTGCGCCGGCCGCGCAGCCCGCCAGCAGCCCGCTGCCTTGGCCGTCGCTGCGCCCGGCCGGCCAGCATGCACCAGGTGCTCTTTCTGCTGACCGACGTGCCGCTCACAGGTGGGCACCAGCGGCGGATGGAGGTGATACCCCATGCTGGTGACCTGCTCGATGCTCAGCTCGTGCGCGCCACCCGCCTGGAACAGCGGCTCGAACGGGTGATCCATGTAATACGCGCTCGAGCCAAACTGGCCGTAGTCGCTCAGCACTTGCCAGCCGCGTTTGATCTTTTTCATCAACTCCATATCGGAGGCATCGCACGCGATGACTTCACCGCCGGGCATACGGCAATAGACCAGCCCCTGGTCGGCGATGACGGCATTGGGCGATTCGGTAGTCAGTGCTTCAGCCATGTCGGCTCAGGCTCTCCTTTTTCTGGCGCGACGTATTCGGTTGCAACGCGGTCGCGCGCAAAGACTGCGGCATATTCCCAGTCGACCTCGTCGGTCATCAGGTGGGGCGCTTTGGGGCCGAAGGTGGGCAGCGTCGAGACGCGCCAGAGCGCGTCGTCGGCGAGTGCCGGTGGTGACGGCTGACCGGGTTTTCTTCTGGCTCTGGGAGGGCGCTTGGGAAAGCCTTTGACCGGCACCACCGGCAGGGGACCGCGCGGCGGCTGATCGCTCAGGCGCACAAACGTCCACCCCTGCTGTGCCAGGCGCGGGATCATGCGCTCGAGCGCCCAGCTCCGTTTTTTTTCGAGCTCGTCTTCGGTCCAGCGAGCGGGCACGCGCACGTGAAACCGCACGACATACGCGCGCTGTTCAGTTTCGGGCCGAATGAGAAAATGCACGCTAGGTAAAGACGACGTTGAACGAGCCGGCCGAGCCGGGCACGCACCACATGCCCGTCTTGGCCGGCACGTCGATCACGAACTCGGTGCCGACCGTGGGCGCGCCGGGCGAGACCCAGACGATGGTGCCCGAGGCCGCGCTGGGGTTGTCGTAGATGGTGATCGAGCCCGTCACCGTCGCGGTGACGACGACCTTCGCGAGACGGCCGCCGCGTGCTTTGACAACCCCGGCGGTGGTGGTGAAGGGGACGTAGTCGGCGCCGGTGTAGACGTTCTGGGACACGCTACTTCACGCAGAGCAGTTTGACCGTCCAGTCGCTCGAGTTGCTCGTGGCGGCCGCGGCCTCGTCGGCTTCCAGTCGTTCGAACATGCCGTAGATACAGTCCATGGAGACCACCCACGCCAGTTCTAGCGGGTCGTACCAGGTATGCGTTGTCGGCTGCCGTTGGATCGCCTTGAAGTAATGCGTCTTGGACCAGAACGCGCCGGTCGCATTCGGCGCGGTGCCCGCGAGCAATTGGCTCTCATAGACATCGGCGCCGTACATCTTGCCGACGCGCGCCTCTTCGACGGCCGTACCGGCCTCGTCCTGGCCGATGTACAGCATGTTGGTGAATTTCTCTAACTTGAGAAAGCCGCTGTACGTGGCTGGCGGGACGACGATGAACCACGGGCGTGGCGCGGCCTGGTTTCGGAGTAGCGTGCGGCCCTGGATGAGGTTGTCGTCGGTGAGCTCAGCGCCGGTGGTGCCGCTCGAGTTGCTCGCCGCCGAGAACAGGCTGGCGGCATCCACGTCCATCTGGCGCGCGAGCGCGTAGGCGCCGGCGATGGTGGTCTCAGAGCGGATGTCGTAGCGCGATTGGATCTCGGCGATGTCCTCAATCCGTTGCGCAATCGCTCGGTGACCATTGCTCATCGGCAGCACGAACTGCTGCTGAGTCTCGGTGATGGTCTGCGGCGTGAGTGGCGTACCCGCCGCCTTGGCGTTGGCGGTCAGGTTGTGCCGGCTCGGCAAGTTGATGGTATTGGCGTGTTGATCGACGAGCGATGACTTGTCATCAAAAAGTGCCGCGATCACGATGTCGAACTGGATCGCGCGGTTCAACTCCGGCGACCAGACCTGATCGATGAAGACGGCGGCGGTCGTAATTGTGACTTCGCCAGCCAAGGTATTGAACCCTCCGCGGAGGGCTTGTTCAGCCCACTTAAGTTAGCTAGCGGCCATTGCGCGCGGCTTCGGTGGCCATCTCGGCGGTGATCGCGTCGATCTGCGCGCTCGAGAGTTTGGCCGCCTCTTTCGGCGACATGGCCAGGTACTGTTCGATCGAGAGGCCGCCCAGTTGGTTGCCCGAGCCATTGCGCGGCTCGGGCGTGGCCTTGCTGCCAACCAGACGCCCGCGCAATCCTTCGACTTCGGCCTCGAGCCGCGCGACCTGATCATCGCGTGCTTTTTTCCCCAGATCGAAGGCGCGTTTGGCGAGCTCGGCCGCCGACGGCGCCGTGTGCAGGCTCTGATAGCCGGTCTCGTCGATGCCGTCGAGTTGTCCGAGCGTTCGGAAATCGGCGGCCATCTCGGAGAGCACCTGCTGCCGCGTGGTCTGCATGAGCGCAGCGGCCTGGCGGTTGCCCGAATACATCTGCAGGATGCCCTGGCGGGCGCGGTCCTGCGTCGCGTAGTCGGGTGAGGCCAGTTCGTTGAACAGTTGCTCGACGCGCTCGGTGGCTTCGCGCTGGGTTTGCTGGATCTGGTTGGCCTGGGCTTGTTGCGCCTGTTCGCGTTCGAGGGCGGCGCGGCCCTCGGTCAGTCCACGCTGGTACGCATCCTCGGCCGCTCGTCGTCGGGCTCCCCGGCTCTCACCGTCTGGTGGTGGCTCGGGTCCAGCGATCTCGGGTGCTTCGGATACGGTCGCTGATTCAGGTTCCGGTGCCTGGGCGAGCGGTGCGGGCGTGGGCTCCGGTGCAGCTGGTCGCAGGCTCTCGGGATAGATATCCGTGTGTGGCCCGAGCGCGATTTCGACCTGGCCCTGCGCCGGAGCGTTGCCTTCCGGGCTCGCTTCAGCAGGTGCGCCTGTTTCAGTCGGCGGCGTCTCTGACATGTGCTAGACAGCGCAACTGTACTTCACTTCGATTTCATCTTCAGTGCCACTACTTCCGCGCGCGCCGGCGTATACCACCTGCACAATGCCAATCGGTCCTTGCTTGTGCGGCGCGCCAGCAGACTTGCCACACGAGCATCTTTGCTACATCAATCCACTGGGTTGGCTCTATTACCTGCTACGGCTCAGGGGCCCTGCGTGGCGCTGGCCGCGGCGGCGTTCGCGGCCATCAACTGCTGCAGGTTGCTAGAGCCACTACCCTGCAAGGCTTGCATCAGCGTCTGGCGGTACGTCTGGCTGCGCGCGAGCTCGGCCTGTAGCAGCGCCTGGTTTCCCAGCACGTCGGGCCCATAGCCGAGAACCGGCGCGAGGGCACCGGTGAATTGCATACGCGATGGACCCTGACCCACGGCGACGATATCTCTCAGCACCAGGCGCCCGGCCGCGGCTTGCGCCTGCTGGTCAATGTTGCTGAGGGAGCGCTGCTGCGCGAGCTGGCCCATCTGTTGCCACTGGGGTGAAGCCACCAGCCCGCCGGCGTACTGCTGGATGATCTGCCCGCGGTACTGCTCGAAAGCGCGCTGTTCCTGCGGATTGAGACGGATCTCGCCACGTCCGTACGGCACCGTATCGGGCGTGGCCGCCGGCGCAACACCCGCGGATTGCATCGCCTGAAGCACCGCTGTCGGCTGACCGGCCGCGCTACGCACCGGCGAGAGCTCGCCGAGGCCCTGCAGTGGATTCTGCAGTGGGCGCCCGAGCACGTCCTGTGCG